GCCGAACTCAATAATAAATCGACTCACCGCCAGCCGCCAGTTTTGGATCGGCATGCCCCATTTTTTCGACGCCGACTGTATCGCAAGGTATATCACTTTGCGTACCGAGTCATCCGTCGGGAACACTTTGCGTTTCTTGATAGCCTGTCGGATCACGCTATTGAGCGATTCTATCGCATTAGTTGTGTAGATCGCCTTGCGGATATCGGGCGGATAACCAAAGAAGGTATTGAGATTTTCCCAATTGGCCCGCCAGCTTTTGCTGATCTGGGGATATTTACCGTCCCAGACGTTTGCGAACGCATCCAGCGCCATCAGGGCGGCTTCTTCCGTCGGGTCGGCGATTGATAGACGGTTTTCAGCCCGGCAGTAACGCCCTTATAGTCTTTCCACGATACGAATTTCAGGCTGTTGCGTACCATGTGGATAATGCAAAGCTGGATATGTGTTTGCGGGTAGACGCTGTTTATCGCCTCCGGGAAGCCTTTCAAGCCATCCACACAGGCGATAAGGATGTCCTGAAGCCCGCGATTTTTCAGTTCAGTCAGTACGTTAAGCCAGAATTTCGCACCCTCATTTTCTGCTAACCACATTCCGAGCAGCTCTTTTTTGCCCTCGGTATTGATACCCAGCGCAAGGAAAACGGCCTTGTTTATCACCGAACCACCCTGTCGAACCTTCACCACGATACAGTCAAGATAAACAATGGGATATAGCGAGTCCAACGGACGATTTTGCCATTCGGTTACCTGTTCCTTAACGGCATCTGTTACTTTGGATATCAACGTGGCTGACACATCAGCGTCGTACATTTCTTTGAACGTGGCAACGATTTCACGCGTGGTCATGCCTTTGGCGTAAAGAGATAGAATCTGGCTGTCCATCTGCGTGATACGAGTCTGGTTTTTCTTAATCAGTTGCGGCTCGAAGGTGCCTTCACGGTCACGTGGCGTGTTTAGCGCGATCTCGCCGTCATCAATAAGCAACGTTTTTGAGGAGTAACCGTTACGGGTATTGGTACCGGTTTTGGGCGTATTTTTCTCATGCCCGAGATGGTCTGTGAGTTCAGCATTCAACGCTGTTTCGACGGTAAGCTTAGTTAGCATGCGTGAAAACTGATTAAGATCAGCTTCAGTCTTGATGCCTTTGGCCAGTTCTGTAGCAAGTTCCTGAAGTTTCTTCTCGTCCATAATTTACCTGTCTCCGTTGTTCGGATAACGATATCAAAAACAGGCAATTACACAATTTAATTTACAGGCTCCATTGGCATAATATTGTATCCATCTTTTTATTAGATTGGCCTTTCATCCTTCGATTAATTCTTAGCTTTTTTCAATTCTGGCAAAACCATAGTATTTCAGCAAATTTCTGTTATATTTTTTTAATACCATTCATCAAGATAAAACAAAATTTCCTCTACCCTTTTATAATATAAATCTCTATTTTTTTACATTTTCCATCCACACACTGTTTTTCAATATGTTCATTGTAATTCCTCCCCAAGACTGATGCCGTTAGAATTTTTCCCAGCGTCACTGATTTCTTCTGTAATGCTAATAAGCAATTATTATGTTGCATTATAGCAGACAATAAGTGGATCACTCCTAATGCATATCTAAATACCTCAATAATTGTGCCTAATGTTTTTCAATCAAAGAAACCAATTTAACCACTCGACTCCTAATAAAGTAAACTAGTTAATTCATCTAACTACCGATGAGCCTGAAGCACAAAGAGGAACAATGACCCAAATAATAAAGCGCCAGAATAATATGATATCAGCTCATTTAAGTTTATTTTTTATCATACATTTTTAATAATTTCTTTATAATCTGGCGGCATTTATTTATAAATATGGATATTATGATCAGTATTACTCATTCCGGTTGTTGATGTGAAATGTCTGAAAGTTGATCAGATCGCTCATACTGGATTAAATCACATCGGGGCGATCTTTTATTTTCCCACTTATTTTGCGATTAAAATTTCTTATTGTGGAGTTGAGGGCCAAGTAATATCAGGCGCAGTGCTAGTATTTACAGCTTGCACAGCCTGCGCGTATATCATCCAAGACGTTAGAGTGTTTTTATCTGCAGCATTAATGATTCCTAGCATTAGTTGTGTTTGCCAGAACTGCGTTTTTATATTAGCAGCGGATATCAATGCGGTTTGTTCAGCAACCGCCGCGTTCACCTGTGCCGCTTTTTGAGTTATAGTGTTTGTTATCCATGCGGTGCCGCTCCATTCATCATAGGATGTGGCCGGAGCTAATAAAGTTTGGTTTGTGCCAAGCGGACCTATTGCTTGAATTGTCGCCGCAGCCAGCGTAGAAGTATCATATACTGTATCCCCTCTATGATCTTCTACTTGATCCCATGTATCCCCCTTAGAATTGCGACACACAACATATCCTGACTGTGCAGCAGGCGGGACATCTAGATATGATAAGGCAGGAATTCCTACCCCGACTATCAAATATTCACTTGAGCTTCCGATATACTCATAAGTATTACAATCAACATTATAGAATGTAATCAATCCAGCCGTTTTTGCCAAATTATTCGAATCAAGAACTGCTTGGGTATCATTAATCATCATGCCGCCCTCACTATAAAATTAAAAGCGATATTTACGGGTCGAGTTTCAGTCGCAGCATTCACACCAGGTAAAAAACCTGCAGTTGACCAGCCAGCGCCTCCACCGGGAAGCGCAATATCTCCGTTTGAAGTAATTCCAGTATCATCAGCTAGGGTTACTACACTTCCCGCAGATGCTCCTTTGGTCTCAATATAATGATCATGCACCTGTAGCGCATGAGATTGAACACTCATCAACGCCCGGCCACTATCTAAACCGCGCCCATTATCCCAACCACGGATAAATTCCCCTCTTAAATCAGGCAAAATACCTGTCGGAAAGGTAATCGCAAGATTTGGATAAATTGTGGTACTAAATGATGCTCCATTACAAATCAACCAACCGGTTGGAGGTGTAGCTAACGGCCAGGGCAATGGGATCCCGATAGGAATAAGATTTGCGCTAATACCAAGGTTTGTTAGAGCCGCCGCCTGGGCAACTGCCCCCGCCGCTTTGATTTCAGAAAGGTTATTAGCTTTTTGCAAAAATAACGCCTGAATCGCCGCCAATACCTGTGCGTCATTGGTCGGATCGAGCGTTAACCCTCCCGTCTGCACAATATTGATGAGCTCTCGCTGCACGGTATTGAACCACCCGGCATCAAGAATGGTGGGAGAGATACCGCTGGCCACACTGCCATCGGTAAACTCCCCGGCGGCAGTAGCGGTATTGGTGATATTGCCAATTTTTTGCATAAATCAGTCCTCGTCAATAAAGACGCTTATTAAAAATAAGGTTGTGGAATTACCCGGCGTAGCCGAATTTTACGATGGTGTGGGATGGCGCCAGCGCTGATAACCGGCATTCAAGTTGTTTATTGCCCCATGAACGCAGTGGGTCGCTGCAATAACTCAGGCCGCATTGCGCATAGGAAATTGTTGTGGTCGGCGCATTGACCAGCCAGGTAAAGGGGTAATCATTGCCGTTGAGCGCATCGCCGCAGACAGACATGCCGGCGCAGGCTTGCCGATAAACACTGATCGTGACGGTATAGCCCAGCGAGGCGGCCACACAGATAAAATAGGCTATAGATTGACCGCCGGTGCTGAAGAGTTTTGACGTAACCGCCTTTTGCCGCAGCGCAATGCTGTCCGTTTCTCCGATAGCGCAATCATCCGGCAGAGCTAGCGTGTTCTCCCACTCGCTAAGCAAAATGGTGGCGGTGGCCGGGAACGCGCCAACCAGTAATGCCTGTGCCGCGTCATCGCTTTGCTGATAGCTGTTGGCCAGTGCGCTCATTACGGCTGTCTGCACCGCGTCGGAACTCTTGGGCCACACTGCCCCCACCGGCATTAATGACTGAAACGCGCCGGTATAATCATCAACGGTGAATTTACTCATAAGTAAGTTACCGTGCCCCGCACCGGCAATCCGCCGGTCGCCATGGTGATATTGGCCGTCGGCGATGTCAGGATAAAACCGTCGGCGCCATCAATATCCGCAATGGCCGCCATTAGATCCGAAAGATAAATTGTGCCGCCAGGTGCACCCTCGGTGAAGAAAACATTATCGATCGCAGTGGCAATCGCTGCCGTGGTGGTAGCATCGGCATTGGTGAGGCCGCTGATGTCGAAATTTACCGGGGTGGCAATAGGGGAACAAACATACACCAGAGCGGTGACCGGTTGCAGCGGGTAGATATTATCTGCGACCCGCAACTGATCGCCCGTGGCCCTGACGGCGCCCCAGGTTTCCAGCGAAGAAATGCCATTTGTCCCAACGGGAAAACCGTGATTAGTGGTATCGCCGCCATCGCACATGACATAGACTCCGACGGTACCCGCGCCCATCAGTCGGCGCACGACCCATACCCGCGTCACACCAGCAACAGCCAGTGCCCAGGACGCGTAATCGGCGTCGTTGCCGCCCTGCGGGGTATCCTGATAGGCCAACAGCATTCGTGAACGAAACGCCGCTTCGGATTCAATATCCGCCCCGCCGGTAATGGCCACCGTCGCCGTGGCCTGGCTGCTGACGCCTTCAATGGCGACATCGAGACTTAATAACGTACCGGCATCGGCATTGCCCGCTTCACCGCCGCCCGTGATATCGGTGGTAGGGTCGGGAAGGATCGCGGTAATGGATCCGATGGCCGTTCCAGCTGAACCGAGGGTAATACCGTTATCCAGGGTATATTGGTATCCGTCGCTGCGATTTAGCACAGCGGCCGTCGGTAGGACCGCCCCTGCGGCGCCGGTAAAGGCGACCGTCGGACAACGCGCGGCATAAGCCGTTTTTTGCGTTACATTTTTCAGCGCCGCCCAGGCGGCCAGATATTCATCCGTCGCGGTATAGGGGGTAGCTTGCTGCGCAATCCAGTCAAGATAACCGTAATGCAAATACGTTAATCCCGCGTCGGCATCCCCCAGAACGCCCAAATTGGAAAACCGCAGCAAGGCGCCGATGTTTTTTAATTCCGACTGAATAAACGCCGCATTTCGCTGGCGTAATTCGGTCAATGTCGGTCGATTGAATGGCATATATTACTCCCAGGCCCAGGAATATTTGAACGACGACGAATCTCCGTTCGGTTTAAAGAAAACAAGCTGCATATACAGCCGGTTCGGATAGACGATCTGGGTCGCAGTCTGGATGCTGCTGACCACGCCGTCATTGATCAGCCACTGCAAGGCCTCGGTGGCATAATCTTCCGCTTTGCCCGCAATGGCCGCGGTCAACTTCTGGCGGTTCAACAGCCACAAGCGTGAACCTATTTGATAATCCGAGCCGGTATCACCCCACCAGCCTCGGCGATCATTGCCGTCGTAATCATCGTCATTTCGGGCCAACCGATCGGTAAAGAGGCTGATCAAAATAGCCGTCTCCAAATCATTACCGCTGATTAAATCGCCCAACCCGGGCTGCCAATCGCCTAACGATTGCCCGCCATTCCAGATCGTTGTGATATCGGTCATTGCAATTGCCCCCCAGGCGGTTGGCTAATCACCGTTGAACCGCCGGTTTGTACGTTTTGCACCTGGTGATTGTGCTGGTTATAAGCATCACGCAGATTTTTCAGCGTCGCGGTATTGCCGCCGTTGGCATTGTCGATAATGTCGCCGGACACCTTGAGCACCGGCGTATTCATCTGCACGCCGGTGGCGGCGTTGATGATCACGGTGGTCGCATTGTTAACCGTGACCGGTTGATTATTGGCATTGATGACGATACCGGACTGCATCAGTTTTATGGTTTGCCCCCATTGTGAGTACAGCAGGGTTTCGCCCGGATTTAACCCGGTAGGCCGATAACTCTGGTGATTTGAAGCAATGATCACCGCATTTGACCGATCCCCGCCCAAAAAGCCGATAATCACATCGGTACCGGCCGGTAGTCCTGAAGAAAAGCCGAATTCCGCCAACCGTACGGTATTGTCGCGGACTTCCATCGGCGTTTGGTATTGAATCATTTGCGTCACACCGGTATCCGTCATCGATGTCACCCGGCCAATGCCCAGCAACATTCTGACCTGCCGGTACAGCCGGGATAGCTGGCCGCTTACGTCTGTCATCCTGATATCTCCGGGGATTATTGATAAGACTGATAGGGTTTTACGATAAATGACTCAGGCGGCATCAGGACCATGTGGGCGGTAGTGCCTTGATCATTTTTGAGAAAAGCGACCTCTGACAGCAACCAGAGCGCATTTTGCAGTCCGAAAACCGGAATGGTGATGGGTATCAAGGTATTAGGGGCCCACAATTGATTGGCGCTATCGCGCCAGCTATCCACCGTCACCTGCAGTTTTTTTGAACGGCCATAACGCCGGTTCATTTCCCAGTTGAGGCAGTCCTGCGCTTTAGCTGGAACATTCATGGTGCTTTCCACTATCACGATATGATTGCGCGTACGCATGGTTGCCGCTTCCGGATCGGTCGCAGTGGCCAGTATCATTGAGCTATAGCCGGAATTTGGCGGCAGTTGAGTCGCGGAATTCACCGACAATGACACGCCGGTATAATGCGAAAAACGCTCATCCATGAATGATTCAAACTCGGCTTCCTGAATGTTGATCCCTTGAGCCACGCCGCTGGCCGCTTGCCGGGCGCCGACTCGGGTGAGATACAAACTGCCGTCCGGCAGGTCGTAATACAGCAACCCGGCCCAGCGACAGACGCGATCGATAATTTCCTGCGATGACTCCCCCCAATTGAGAGTAAATTGCGGAACGGTCGTCATTCCGGTGACATCTGAAGACACCGTAATCCCATAGGTCGCCGCCAGACGCTGAGCTAATTGTAATGCCGTCACGTTGCTGATGACGCTGTTGGGCCATATCGCCGAACAATCCACCAGATCCTCGCATTGGCCACGCCCGCTGGTCTGCACTTCATGGCGTGAACTCGCAATCTTCGGCATCCATCTATCGATATAACCGGTTAACACCACATCGGCGCCAATCTTGACCACACAGGGATCGCCAGGCGTCACCAATTGTTGTTCATCGCTGCCGGGATAATAGTCCATGAGCGACAAATCAAAATCACTGGGCAATTTCTCGATACTGCGTGTCACGCGCAACTGGTCCCAGCCGGTGATGATTTTGTTGTTAATGGTAAGGGTCAGTTCGTCGCTCATGAGGACAGCGCCTTGAAGGTGGATGGCATAAATGCCGGGTGAACCGGATCGGCCATTTTGACTAGCGCTTCGGCGCGGGCGGCATCCTGATACAAACGATTGGCCAGATATAAAGCGGGCAGCGCAGTATTAAAACTGACGGTTTTTATGGGCGCTAAATTTGCGCCCGCGTTTTGCAAGGTGGCAACCACGGTTTCACGCAACACCTGCAATTCACCATAAACTTCGTCATAACCCGCATCGGCAATGGTCCTTGTCACAGTATCAATAACCGTGATCACCCGTGTCAGCACGTTCATCGCATCATCGTAACTGGATGGCGTATATTGCGCGGCGACATTGGCCATGGCGCCGGCGGCCAGCGTAATAAAATAATATTGAGCGGCGGCGGTAATCTCACTGTCGCTGATATCAGGACGGTAGGTGGTATCGCTGAAACCGGCGAGCGTTTCCCATACCAGGATTAAATCGCTTTGGCTCGGTATACTGTTATTGATAGCACTCACCGCCGCCTGAACATTATCCGAAAAATCCGCCACAGAGGTCGAAGCCAGTAGCGTCACTGTCGCCGTATCAATCGTGGCGCGGTTTTCAACCGATGCAGCGATTTTCTGGGCTACCAGAGCCTCATAGTCCGTCGTGTCGGCCGTATTGCTGATGCTGCCATCAGTACTGGAGACGCTACCGGAGACACTGCCGCCGACAGTGCCATCGTTATAGCGGCCATAACGGGTACTGCCAAAGGTGGATTTAAGCGTATTGCTTAAATTCGTCGCCTGGTCAGCAACATTGTCCACCATTGCGGTCCAAAACCCGCCATTGCCGTTCAGAATTCTAAGCGCCTGGGTGACGGTTCGTAGATCCCCGCTGACTTCAGAAATAAACGTGGCGGCGGTTTTGGCCGCCAGCGAAAGCCAGGAGGTATTAACTGTTGAAACGGCGCTGACACTACTGGTAATGGCGAATACTTTCAGTCCCGACTCAATGACAGTCAGGGTAAATTCAAATACGCGCCCGGCGATGCTCTCGCTTATTTGCAAGCCGCCATCGGGTATGCTGACCGTCAGCTCGCCGAGCGTTGGATGAACCAATGTTCCGGGGCCAAGGGTTTCACATGCCGCCACCAGCAAATCCCGTTGCGTCATCACATCCGAAGCGCTATACAACAGGCTGTCTTGCACGATAAAGCCGTGCAGCGTTAATTTTCGAACAGAACGGCCAATATCCTCAATCATCGCAGTATCACGATAGGGATATTCATGAACCGCCTGGCGCCGGCCAAAGGTTCCCTCGCCTGTTTCAACGGCAAAAGGCACGCCGCGAAATGAAGCCGGGTGGAGATGTTCAGACCAGTTCCAACTTTCGCTGGAACCGCCCAGGATAACGGATAATTTTTGACTTAATATGGACATAGTTTACCCCATAGCAGCGATAATCCGCCTGCGGGTTAAAAATTGTATTGCGCGAGTATCTTGGTGATATTTCTATAACGGAAGCTGCAAAAGCGTTGGGCGGCATTCGTGAATCCGAGAGCTTCCTCACAACCGATCGGTGCTAAATGTTTGCGGACGATTTAAGCATAGGACATTGCGGCAGTCACTTTTGGACCGGTGGCTGTGATAACGTTTCGTTTACCTGTTTGGCTATTGATTAGGGTAAGTTCAATTTGCATTGAGTTATTATTCATGGCAGTAATATCAGTTTTGCCCGTTGATGAGTCAGGAGAATTTAAAGCGCTTCCTAATTTTGGCGCGTTAATATTAGCTGGTTCCTTAATCGGAGTTGGCCTCTTGACAGATTTTTTTCTATGCGTAGAAGCCTCTTCTGATGTTTTTTTTGCATACCAAGGCCTATCACCAACTGGCCAATAATTTGTTAATCTTTGCTTCGCTGCCTTCTCATAATTCAGTGTTTCTTGGCTTAATGGCTCAGCTTTCTTGTCATTCCTTTTTTTGTACCTAGAAGCCCCGGCATTATAAGCCGCGAAGGCCTGGGGGACATTACCATGGAAAGTTTTCAAATTATCTGAAAGTTTCTGTGCAGCGGCGTCCGCTGATTTATAAAAATCCATTCTATCTGCTTGAGTAATTAAATTATATTCCTTTCCTGAACTCGGCATAAATTGAAAAGGCCCTTCCGCTCCTGCGGGAGAACGCAGGTAGATTCCTCTAGACGACTCTAAAAGATAATCGAGATCCATGCTACCCGGCGGTAAAATATATTGTGTATCTAAATGCGCCAGATATTGAGCCCTACGAGCTTTTTCGTCTGATGGAATATAGACTGCTCTTTGCTTTTCCCCACTAACCTTTTTTGTATTTTGTGCAAGCTGTACGACGTTATAGGACTCGTTCTGGATAGGTTTTTTTGCCTTCAATTCATCCAAACCTGCCTTTTTCGCTATATTCAAGTCGAACTGATTAACCACAGCCTGCTTAGACTGTGGCTGCTTCTCGTCAGGACCTCTTACATTCCGAGAAATTCTAGCCAGTCTGTCATGCTGACTACGATCTAACATATATGGAACTTCATTACTAGCTTGGTGAAGATTATTCGGCGTATCAAGAAATAAATTAGTTCCATTACCTAATATATTCTGTAAGACTGGCGGTAATGACATCAGCCGTTTAAGTATATTGTCTACCTGTGGATTATTACCCGAGCCAACCTTATTTTTGTTATGCAACATTATTACTTGAGATGGTAATAATCTGTTAAATTTATTTTCATAATCTTGGGTTGTATTGGAAATATGTTGAATGAGTGATGTTTTGATATTTTTAGTATCGCCGCGAGCAGCACTATTTTCCTTTATAGACTCGGTATTTTTTGCAACCGCCTCCGTAGGCTTATCCATATTTTTACCATTGCTTATTATGCGCTCTCCTTTTTCCGCAAAATTCACCACCCCCTTTTTCACCCGTTCAATGACGTTGGCCAAACCGTTTAACCCCACGTTCAGTTCGGTCAGTGTATTCAGTGGTGGGATAGATTTATCGATAGATTGCTTATCGCCCTGGGCATTTTTCGCTACCCCCTGTGATTTTTCACCTAACGCCGCAAAACCGGTTATCGATGACTGTCCAACCAGTTGCAACCCAATTCGGATCTGATCCAAAGAGATTTGCAGGTTTTGTATCGCTGCTTGTATTCGCTGGAGCGAAGCAATTACCTGATCATTCTCTTCCAGCTCAAAATCAAATGACTTAGTCACTTAGCCCCCTTATCCGGTTGATTCGCTCCGCCTGTTCTGCCCACCAGCATAATTCGCTCCATGATAGGGACCAGGTTTCCCTGGGCCCCCAGCGATAATAAAATGCCACGTCGGCAATCAGTTCCCGCCATTGTCCGTTGTCGGGGAGTAGTTCAAAAAACCCAGCAAATACTCCTCACAGGATTTGTAGTCGGTAAAGGCCATCTTTTTAATCACTTCACGCGGCACTGCGGACAACAGGGCAATTAATAACCCCATGGCGCTCAATGCCCCCGCTTTGGCCTGTTCATCATAAAACTGCTGAACTTGGAGTAATGTTGGTTCGCTGAGATCAATGGCCTCCCAGGTCTGCTTGCCGCTGTTGTCCGAAATCGGTTTCACCAGCGGGAAGGTTTTACTTCTTTCTTGTTCCGCCATATCAGTTCTCCGTTACCGAACCGCCTTCCCAGCGGATATCGAGCGTCGCGTCAGTGGAATTCACTTCCTGGGTATTCACCGACCACATGCCCGACCCGATGATGGTTTTGCCGTTGGCCAACTCGGCGACGACGGTGACATTGGTCTGATTGTTGAAGTCCGCCACGGTCGTACCGCCGCTATCGCGCAACTGACAGGCGATATACGGCGCATTCGGCGTTTCCCGATAACCATGTACCCCATCCATGCCAGTGAGCGTTTCCCGTTTAGTAATGGAAGGGCTGTATTTGAATTGCCCCGCCACCATCACAGTGATGCCGTCGCAGGTCACATATGCGGTACCGGCGAGACGATTAGTTGTATCACCCATATAAATGATTTCCTTTTAAGCCGCCGGTTGCAGGCGGAACTGATTAAGCAACGCAAAGATGCGCAACTGGTTGATTAACGTGCCATCCCAAAGAACGTCCACCCGGTTAGGATTGGTTGCGTTCTGTTCAACGACCAGCCCGGAGGCGAAGGCGGTGGAGTCTTGTACATAGCCGCCATTTTCCAGGGCGGTGTATTGGGCAATAAGCTCGGCGCGAATGGTATTCGGCGTCACAATCGCCGATCCGGCGGCAAACCGGGTGCCGTCAGCGGCCAACTTCATCCGGGCAAACTTTGAGGTAATCTGTGTGCGGATATAGCGGGTGACGTACATCAGCAAAAACAGGGTTTCAACTTGCAGATAACTGTCATCGGCATTGCCGTAAGCGTTGGTTTGGTAAGTGGTGATGACATTCTCGATTTGCACCGAGCCGTCATCGGCCACGGTAACGGTGGAAATCCCGCTATACAGCAGGTTATTGCGTTCGGTCAGGGTAAAGCGCGATGCCAACGGCGGTGCCAGGACGCCGCTTACCGTCAACGTTTGCAATGGACGGCCGGGGTCATTCCGCAGACTGCCGGCAATCGCGCCATAAACGGCCGCCGACCAGATATATGCCGGTGTCGGCGAGTCATAAATACCCACCAGCGAGGCATGCTGATCGTTCCGCGCCTCGCCTGCGGCGGTCAGTTGACCAAGGGTACCGGCCAACACGCCCAGAGAGTGGCCGTAAAGCTGCGAGGCATAACTCCAGCGACCGGTGCCGTCCGACAAAAAGGCCTTAACCGCATCCAGGGAAGTCGTATCCGTGTAGGGGTTGACGATAAAATCGAATGTCTGGTCACCCAGATTGGCCAGAGCGTCAGTGAGGTCTGGCGCGCCGGCGCCGGCGCTCATCGGTGAGATAGTCAGAGCTAACCCGGCCGGTGTTTGCTCACCACCCGCGCTGCCTAAATAGTTCAACCGCAGATCGATATCATTGCCATGCGCGCCTTTGTTTTTCGCCGTCAATGTCACCGCGCCGGCAACGGCGACAGCGGTCACCGGCAGCGAGGATGTTCCATTGATCGCAGCCGCCAGGGCGGTGGCGATATCAGCGATAGTATCGGTAGCCACCACGGATATTTGGACGCGCGTGCCGGCGACATACAATGAAATAACGCCAGTGTCAGTGGCGGCGCTGGTGATGGTCAACGTGCCTTCCGCTGCGACCATCGCACTCCCATCCACCAGCGGCAGTAGATAGATTTCCGCTGAGGAATCATTCGCGAGATAAGCCGTCATCAGGTTATGCAACATAGAGCCGGCGCCAAACACCCCGGCCACCGTTGATGCGGAGGATTCGATGATTGGCGTATTTTCGCTGATAGGCGTAGCCACCGTCATCTGGCCGAGGATTAATGTTCGCTGGGTGGCGGTAGCCGTATTGGCTTGTGAATTATCGAACTCGGCAAAAAACAGCGGTGTGCGCAAATTGCCGGGAATATTACTGAACGAGATTGTCATTATTTAGTGTCCTCCGCTGCCGTATCGGTTGCGGTCGTCTGAGTGGTTTTCACAGTATTCGGGACTGCGGCCGGTGTCGCGGCGGCCGATAAAGACACATCCGCGTCACGCAGTCGCCTGCGCCAAAAGGTATTGTCCGGCACTTCGGCGCCGGAAATGGGCAATAGAATGCCCTTCACCGGGTCGCGCACCGCGCGCCCGGCATTGGGTTTCACAAACATGGGTTACTCCAAATTATTGAGGCAGATTGATAGTGACCACGGGTTCAGTGGTGTTGGCAGGCATAACGATAGTGGTATCGATACCGGCAAGAGGAACGGACGCTACGGGATAAAAATCTTCCGGTCCCTGGTAATATTCAATATCCATTTCCATAAAAAGTTGGACGATTTGCCCTGCGCTGCAGGTGCTGAGATCCATCCGTGAACGAATGGATTTAAATTGCTGTATTTGCCGAGTCAGATCATAACTATTGATCACCGCCTGCTCGGCCTGTTCACGGATTGCTTCTAAAGCAGGTTGTGCCGTGATGGCGCCTTCATTGACTGTACTCGTCGCGCCGGTGGTGCTGGTTGTGGATGAGGCACTGGTCGTGGATGTAGTGCCGGCCGGTTGTTGCATCTGAACAGCAATTAATACCGTCGTCGTCGTCGTGAATTGTGGCGCATTTGGGCCGAGAGAGTGTTTTTCGTCATAGATGGTTTGAACCAATATGGCGGGATAGGTATTGGCGAAAGTAGACCAACTCAGGGGCGAAAAAACATTATTCCCGGCATTTGTTTTACCCATAAGCGCGGTAACCACTAATTCTATCAACGTGATCGCATTCATAGCGTGCTTACCTCATTCAAAATAAGAATACTTCCACCATGGATATCTGGCTGGACATGATTGATCACAAATAGTGTGTGTAACCTATAGATAAATAGCCGGTCGCCATTATTGGGCTGGGTCCTGAATGCCAAGGCGCGCGCCCTCAAAACAGGATGGTGGGGGCTGATTACAGGGCCTTCATCAATAAATTGAGTTCGCTCGATATTACCCCGATCAAATATGCCGGTAATATCGTATGCCGCACCCATGGCAGGCCTGTAATTTACCGGCTCCCCAAAAATGTCCTGCAGCTGAGCCAGCAAAGTGATATCCCAATCCATGCCCATGATGACCCTCGAATTGCAATCGGCGCTTAGACGTGCCGTTAGCCTAATTAACGATATTTTTCTTTGAGCGCGACGAGATCGGCTTCAGCCTCTGCGCCAAAAACTTCAATGCCGTGCTCAACGAAAGCGACGAATTTATCGAATTCCGCTTTGGCCATGTCCAAAGGAGACAGCGTAGCCGGTACCACCGGGATGGGGACTGGCTCAATTGAAGGCGCGGCGGTGACTGAGGGTTGGATTGCTGATGCGGTAATATCGCTCACATTTATTTCCTTTATTGTTTCGATTTTCGGTTCAGTATCAATGGTCGCCCCGGTAGTAACTTGGGCAGGTTTGATATAGATGGCATTGAGCCATGCTAAAAAATGGTTAATCATTTTTGCGCCTCGATTTGCCGAATGCTCGCCAAATGGTTATTCGCCGTATCAATCGTAGCCAATAAAGGCATTATCCATAACACTGCTTGGCAATATGTCAGGGCGCCGGAGGCAGTGGCGTTAATAGGGGCGCTGTGAGTTCCGAGGGTATTGGCGTCGAGGGCGCTGGCACGTAAACGGTTCGCGTAGTTGTACAGGCCGTCAGAAACAGCGGTAGGAACATCAAGAGCGCAGGTCGGCTCTTTTTTAAGAAGGGTGCGATACTCAATTTGTTTTACCTCGACAGTAGCGGCATTCTGCTTGTCGTTTTGCAGCGCTGCGGCAGTAATATCGTTAAATTTTTGAAAGTCGAAAGACTGTTTAGCTATTTCTGTGGTTTGCAACGCAGTATCGCTTTGCATTTGCGACAAAGTCACAGCGGACGCTGCGGTTTTTCCATAATAATGAAAGGCGACCCACATCAGCACTGAAATAAGCAAAGCGAGAAGTAACGTCACCATAATTGCGAATTTGTTAATCATGTTTGCTGACCCATAAAACACAGTTGCCTATCGATTTCTCGACGATTAATCAATCCCTTGTTGCGTTGGCCATTAACCCTCACCCACTGACGCAGATCGTTACATGCCTGGGATATATTGCCGGAATTAATATGGCGCAATAAAGATGAATTTTTGTAGGCGGTGATTCCTACATTAAAAGCAAATGAATAGAGTGCGGCTCGGGTGTAATTGTCCATAGGCACTTTTACAGTGGAATCGACTATTTTCTTAACCGGCGCTAAATCATGCTCGAGTAATGCGCCGCATTCTTCATCGGAATAATATTTCCCCGGGATCACATCTTTGCCGGTATGACCATCACAGACGGTCCATACTCCCGCCACATCGCGATAGGCAGTATGTTCAGTTCCTTCCACCCCATAGGGTCCGGGAAGGTAGGCAACCGTGATAGCCATTGCCCCGCCCGCCGCGGCCGATACTATTTTATTCCTCAGTTGCGGTGACATTGCCATTTCCGTCCTGCTCAGTCTCGACTAAGACCCGATTAACTTTCTGCACAATTTCACCAGCCTGACTGACATCATGCATTGGCGAGCCATTTAAAAAATCGACGATCGCTTTAGTCCGTTGCTGATCAAATATCAGACGTTCTTGCGCCAGTTTCCGATTAAGTGTTTCCGTCTTACGTTTATCGACATATCCGAGCAATGAAATAATCGCGCCAATTACTGCCATAAATATATAAATCAATTCCATCGTCGACAGTCCCATCAGGCTAGAAAGCAACATGGCTAACGCCCCGCCGTGCATTGCGATATCTGATTTGTCATTCATCAGTTTCATACTCCACCTCGGAAATGCAGGTGTATTGTGATAGAGGGTTCGTCTCCACGTCGTAGGCGCGTGTAAAGGATATTGTGAGCGTCAGATTTGACGAGGAGACGAAAAAGAAAAAGGCCGCCTGAAGGCAGCCTTTATAATTTTTTTCGATTGTTACGCCGTAATTTTCTCTCTAGGTTAAAACTTTTGCTGACCGGTAGCAGCGTATTTTATCAACCAGGAGAAAGTGCGCGTTATTTATTGGCGATGGCCATGAAACGCGGTATTTATGCATTCAAGTATTGTACGTTGTAACCAGTGTTACCACATTACCTCTAATTTTTCGGGCCGAGATAGTGTTTTTTTCGGTTTTTCTAAAATAATTGTTTTTTGCACATAAGGGTCCATTTCCAGGCTCGCATCAGTCATGGCCAAACAGCCCTCAATGAAACCTTCAGCGACTTGCAACTGTCGACGAATTTCTCTTTCACTGCATTTCCTACGCCTGGCTATAGCGGATTTTGATTGCCCGTAAACATAATGCATGAGTATCAGATTGAGTTCCTCAGGTTGCCTAACCTTCCGTAAGCACCCAACAGCGGTATCGATGATCAATCCGTCATCATCGCAACATGACTCGAATTTGCTGGCCGATCTGGGTAATAACCCTTTAAAACCGGCAGCAATATGCGAGTAATCAAGACCGGAATTATCCCTCGCCCAGATTCCCCAACGTTCAAGCACTAATTGAATATTACGCATCTGTTTCCCCCCTTGATCGCTGACTATGCATGACCCAGATTTTGTTCCAAGCCGTTTTCCCAAAACTATCCCGCATGGTTTTAACGCCTGCGCTATCCGCCTCTTTACGGACCAGGCGCTCAAAGTCAGTCTTCGGACCATTCTCGCCAGGCGCCGCCAATCGCAGATAACGCTTGAAGGCTTCTTCCCGTTCAGAGCAATCGGATGCGCTGGTTATCGGGGAACGAAATTTGCGGCCTTCATTATGCCAAGCCTGGGCGGCTAGCAGATTGCCGCTGAATTTAGACGTTCTGAACATCGTTTCCGGATTGAGAAACTTAGCCCACTCGGTACCCAACCAACGCGTCACAAGGTAATCAACAACCAATTTCAATTCATCAACGGTATTACCCTCAGTAAACCGAGCGCTAATATTCTGTAGCGTGGATTTTGCTTGGGTATAACGGGCGCCGGTGAGTTTGTTCAAGTGTTCGAGTACGATGACGGCCGGAGCTGTCATCGCCTGTTCTTTGGGCCGTATGACATCAAGGGATTGCGCCGTAGCCGGTTGCCCGAAGGTGTTTATATCTGAGGGATCAGTTATTGATCTTACTGACGGATCCCCATCAGATCTTGACGGGTCAAAAGAAGTGTTTTCCCTCGATTTTGAAGCAGCAAATTTTGAGGCGTCGGATTCTGAGTGTTCAAACGCCATTTGCTGCGGGGCGGCGGCGGTAAATAATTTCTCTAGATTCAGCTGATAGAGGTTTGAAGCGTTGCGATTACCGTATCTACGCTGCCTGCGGGTCAGCCAGCCTTGTTTTTCAAGTTTGGCGATGGCTGTTCGCACGGTGCTGGAGCCCGCGCCAATCTGGCGAGCAATGGTTTCGACGCTGGGCCAACTTATGCCGTGATCATTGGAAAAATCAGCCAAGCGAGCCATAATTGTCACTTCAGATAATTTCAATCCCGCTGATGCGCAGCCGTCCCAGACCCAGCTGGTAAGCTTAGTGCTCAT